TCTTGTATAATCTTGCAGATTTCTTTCTTTCTTCTCTTTCTGCAGTTACTCTTATTACATCTTCTGAAGCTTCTGNCTCTTGTTTAGCAATAATCTTATCATAAGATTTCTTACTAATTAAAGCTAATTTTTCAGAGGACTTTAAGAACTCAATCTGAGCATCAATGTATTCTTGATCATGCCCTTGAGCTTGTAAATCCATTGTTATTGCAAGAACTTGTGTTGCTTCTTTAGTAATGTCACTACTCTTATTAATTCCTGCATTGGCATTGTTTGCTAACTTAGCTAACATACTTCCCACATTTCCTCCTTGAGATGAGAACTTAATTAAATCCTTTAGTTCTTGTGGAAGNTCTTTAATAACTTCCTCAACTCCTGTTTCTATAGAAGTCTCCCAAGTATCTTCAAGCATTTCTTCTGCTCTAGCTTCAGTTAATTCTTCTCCTTCTTCTAATTCAAAAGTAACAAGACCCTTCTCTTTTAAAAATTCAAGAGTCTGCTTATTACCTATTTTAGATGGAAGAGTTTTCTTAGTTTCTTTGTCCTCTGTATCATCCTCTTCTTCCTCTACTTCTTCCGGAGTTCCAAAATCTTTAAATTGGTCATTAAGAATTCTTTCTTCTTCTTCATCAGCTACTTGCTTAATGACTGCTGGATCTTTAGAGTCTTTTTTATNTTTAGGCTCTATAATGTCATCTTTNTCGACTTCAGTAACAATATCACTTACAAGGTTTACATCCCCGAAGAAATCATGTTGTTGTGATGGGTCTTCCCATACTGCACTTTCATCAATAGTTGTGTTATCTACTTTCATACTGATACAAATTTAAGTTTAAATATTTAATTAATTATAATTTTAAAATGAACTCTCTTCATTCTAACTGTAATAGCCTTTTTTATTTCGCTTTACTTTTATTGGCAATTTCGGCTTTCTTTATTTTGTTTTTTTCCTTGTCATCAGAGATTTTATGATCTAATGCTCTATTTTCTTGAGCTATTTTAGCTCTTTTAATTTCAGCATCAACACCATCTCTAGCTACTTCTAATATATCTGGAATTCCATCATCATCCATATCTTTATCTTCATTGAAACCTAGAGATAGAATAGTTTGTTTCTGAATATCAGTTTTCCTTTTTTCAGTTTCTTTAAGGATAACCATATCTTTTTCATGTTCCCATTCTTCTTTTTTGTACTCTTGAGCCTTAGCTGCCAAATCCATTTGAGCTTTGTTCTCAGCTTCAGCAGCAGCTTGATCTCTTTCTTGTCTAATTTCTTCAGATATAAGTAGAGCTTCTTCAGCTTCTTGAATACTATCTTGTTTAATAACTTTAAGAACATCAGATAATTCAATTTTTTGGTTCTGCATTGCAGCATGAGCTAATTGTTGAATAGTTTGTTTGATTTCTTCTGACATAGAAGAATCCTCCATAAATAATCCAAGAGTACTTTCCTCCAATAAGTTGATATCCAATTCTAACATTTCCATTGACATATCATCCAATACATAAGATAGATATTGTTTATCAGAACCTGCATAAGCTACTTTAGCCAAATTAATCAATCCTTGAAGTACATTTCTTTTGACAGAGTTATGTAAATCAAAATATGGCTCCAACATGTGTGAAGTTTGAACTAAATTTTGTTGGTTATTACTTACTCTTTCTGATACAGCAGTTTGTCCCAAAACAGGATCTGTAATCCCTACAGATTTACCACACTTTTGTTCTAGGTATTCAGCTAATTCTATATACTTATTGATATCAGAAGCTAATGATAAATCCAAAGTCTTAGCAATAGTATTAACATCACTTTGATTCATTCCTTCTTCATCAGGATTATACCACATAAAAGGAGTACTTTCAAAAAAGTATTGCCACTTGGCTAAATCAATTCCAGAATCTGTAGGTATTGCATTGATGTTCATTAAGATTTTCTTTCCTTTATCAGAAGCTAAAAGCAATTCAATTCTATACATTACAATATTATAATAGTATTGATACACTTTCATTCTATCCATAATGGAAGTAGGTTGAGAATTCATGTTATCATAAACAGCTCCATAATAAGGAAGAGGACAATTATATAAATTATCCATATCTTTAAATTGACCTTTGACAGGTCCCATTTCTTTAAAGATATCAGTATCAATTTGATATCCTTCATAAGTTTCCGGAATCCATTCCCAAGTAACTCTTATATCTCCATTATCTTTATCTAATTTATAAGACTCATCTACCATAAATTTAGTCTGTAGAACATCATCCTGATCTATATAATCTAACCAACCTATTTTTCTTAGTCCTTTAAAAACTGTATGAACTACTTTTACTGTGTTAGCATCTTCTTCATCTTTATATTCTTCAAAGGAAAACATTTGTTCTTGTATTCTTTGACTGGCACTTTCTCTATAGTTTCTCCAAACTTGATCAATTTTCCTTATCAGTTAAATCAAACATTTGAACTACTTGGGAAGGATGCATTCTATATTCAGCACAAGCCCATTCTCCTTGTTCTATAAAATCTAAATCTGAAGATTTTATCACAAGAAAATCTAATAGGATTTCACAACTTTTAAAGTTGGTTCTCCATTTAATAATAGTTAGTAAGTATAATTCATAAGCAGACAAACAACCATGTTTCCAGCCAGTATTAAATTTCTTTCTTACATCTTGTTTTTTAATAAGGAAATTTAAGAGTTGCTGACCTTGAACTTCAGAGGAGTCTCTGTGATCTCTACGCATATAAGCTCTTACCTTTTCAGGTGTATTAGCTTGTATATCAGCTTCCATTTTAGCCTGCAACTCTTGAATCTCTTGTGGGGATAACTCCTTTCCCTGCATTTGCTGCTGGTACTCTACCTCTTTCTGTTGTCGGATAGGAGCCATAATGCTATCTATCACAAATTTCTTTATTTTATCAGTTTCTACTTCTGCCTTTCTATTGCTGGCTTCTTTATTAGTAGCAAGAAGTCTGTATCCAAAAGGTCTTCTCATTTCCATTCCTAATAGAGCTTTAATCCTATAGGAAGAAATGTCTCTATTAACCATTCTTGCAGGAAGTTCTCCTACTTCAGCTCCATAAGGAGCACATACATATCCAAAATCTTCTAAATCTACAATATTATTGAACAGGTCATAGTTGACCTTCATCCTTTTATATTCATTAATTCCTCCTTGTCCTACATTTGATATTCCGGATCTTTCTCCATATAAACCAATTTTCTCTCTGTACCACAGAAAATCATTAGCTTCCTTTTCTTTTCTACTTAGTCTTTCTGTAGAGAAAGCTCTGCTGGTTGTTTCAGAATTATTCATATTTTTTGGATAAGATATCTACAAAAGTAGTAATTAATTATACATTTTAGATAAGTTTTTACCATTATTTTTATTGTGCATCTTATCTATCATTGCTAAGAGTTGTTTGGCTTTATCATTTCCTTTAGATTTAGCATCATAAGTCTTTTCATGCATATCTTCTTGGTCTTGAAACATTACTTGCATAAGTGCCATTACCCTATCATAGTTTCCTTTTCTACTATAACTAATTAACTCTTCAAGTAATCCAATAGAATATATCTGATCTAATCCTCTAATTGGATTATCATTCTCATCATAATCTACAACTTCTAATAACCAAGATTTAATATACTTTTCTCCTGCATCTTTTAACTGGTCAATCATGTGACAACCATAAATCCTATTTACCTTACTATTCTTAACATTCTTTTTAATAACCTCATCAGGTTGATAAGCTAAATAGTGTAGTTGTTTCCTTCTTCTAAAATAATCTTTTACATGAGTAACCTCATTCTCATGCATTATCTTAGTATTGTAAAGCTCAGCAAATAATCTACAAATATAATTCACATCATCTGCTTCTCCGGGTCTTCCTATGAACTCTGCTACAATTATTCTTTTGGTTCTACTCCCATTAATAATACTCTTGTAAACATAAACTGCTGATAATGATGTTCCTCTATCTTGACGATAAGGGTCATACCCTATTTTATAAGCACCCGGAACAGGAATTTCTGCAGGATACTCATAAATCACAGGGCAACCTTCTAGAGAAGTATTATCAGGTTTGAATCTATAAATAACATTAGCAGTTCCATCTAAAATAGGCTCTGCTATTACTTTTTTCTTTTCAAAATCATAGAACATCTTTACAGGTGTTCCCATAATCATGTGTAAATTTTTGGCTTTTACAATTTCCAATTGTCTTTTCAATTCAAGGATAGGAAAGTTATTTACACTTATCATCCCAAAAGCTTCAAATGGTCCAAGAGGTTTTTCTTGTGCTCTCTTTTGAATATCAGCAGAAGTAGCTCCATGATCTAATCTCAACTTCCTTGCCATCAACTCTATCTTCTTAGCTCCTTCTAAATCAGAGTTTCCTTGCTCATCATAATGACCTTGCATGTTCCAGTTAACAGGATGGAAAAATCCACACTTCATATCTTCACTATCTTCATCCCAAATATTTTGGAAAGGCATCAATCCAAATCTTAAAGGAGCAGAGTGCATTTCAGCATAATCTGCTGTTCCACCTCCCATATCTCCAGATGTTCCAAAGATGGTAATCAATCCTGTCTTCATATCTCCTGACATTACACAATCCTCAGAAGCTACATAACTATCTTTCAATAACCCGGGAGGTCCAAAAGAACCTGCTTCTTCAAATATTAAATCATGTGCATTCTTTCCCCTTGCAGCATCAGGATTATCACTAAAAGTTAAAGATATAATTTCAGACATAAAACCAACCTCTACAGGCACTCCATTTCTAACCTCTAATGTAGAAGCTCTATAATGTCCTTTAGATGCTTGATTAATAACATCTCTTGGATATGCCCAAGGAGTATGTTCAGTAATAAAGTTTAAAAATCCATTAGCCATTGTAAAAATACCCTTTGGATACAAATATTTCTTATCTTCAGCACCAAAAATAGTAGAAAGATTAGGTCTTGTCAAATAATTTACCACTCCAATAGAAGCATTTTTAAAGGAATAACCCCTTTGTCTGGATTTACC